ATGAAAAAAAGAAATTTCAGCGCAGAGTTTAAACGCGAATCCGCTCAACTGGTCCTTGATCAGAACTACACCGTTGCAGCTGCGGCCAGTGCTATGGATGTGGGTCTTTCTACCATGACGCGATGGGTAAAGCAGTTGCGGGATGAACGACAGGGCAAAATACCTAAAGCCTCCCCTATAACCCCGGAACAGATTGAAATACTTGAGCTGAAGAAAAAGCTACAACGCATTGAAATGGAAAACGACATATTAAAAAAGGCTACCGCGCTCTTGATGTCAGACTCCCTGAACAGTTCTCGTTAATCGGGAAACTCAGAGCGCAGTATCCTGTGGTCACACTCTGCCACGTGTTCGGGGTTCATCGCAGTAGCTACAAATACTGGGAGAAAAGCGCCGAAAAGCCAGACGGCTGGCGAGCTGTGTTACGCAGTCAGGTTCGGGAGCTGCATAACATCAGCCATGGCTCTGCTGGCGCAAGAAGTATCGCCATTATGGCAACCCTGAGAGGCTTCAGAATGGGACGCTGGCTTGCCGGCAGGCTCATGAAAGAACTGGGGCTGGTGAGTTGTCAGCAGCCTACCCACCGGTATAAACGTGGTGGTCATGAACACATCGTTATCCCGAATCGCCTTGAGCGACAGTTCGCAGTGACAGAGCCTAACCAGGTGTGGTGCGGTGATGTGACATATATCTGGACAGGCAAGCGCTGGGCTTACCTTGCAGTTGTTCTCGATCTGTTCGCAAGGAAACCAGTGGGCTGGGCAATGTCATTCTCGCCGGATAGCAAGCTGACCATCAGAGCGCTGGAAATGGCGTGGGAAGCCCGCGGTAAACCAGCCGGAGTGATGTTCCACAGTGACCAGGGTAGCCACTATACAAGCAGGCAGTTCCGGCAGTTACTGTGGCGTTGCCGGATCAGGCAGAGTATGAGCCGACGTGGAAACTGTTGGGACAACAGCCCGATGGAACGCTTCTTCCGTAGTCTGAAAAACGAGTGGGTGCCAGTGACAGGTTATATAAACTTTAGCGATGCTGCTCATGCGATCACAGACTATATCGTCGGGTATTACAGCTCGCTAAGGCCGCATGACTATAACGGTGGGTTGCCCCCAAACGAATCGGAAAACCGATACTGGAAAACTCTAAAGCGGTGGCCAGTTTTAGTTGACCACTACAACTATGCCCGAAAAAATACTCTGGGGTGACCTGGAAACCTATTGCGATACGCCAATAAACAACGGTACTCACGCTTATGCGGAGAACGTCGAAGTGATGCTTTTCGCCTGGGCTATTGATGATGGTCCCGTCAGTGTCTGGGATCTGACTGCGGGGGAGCCTATCCCCAGCCAGCTCAGAAAGGCCATCGCCAACCCTGACACCACCCTTTACTTCCACAATTCGCATTTTGACCGCACGGTATTGCGCCACGCTATGCCGGAGCTGGCACCACCCGTTGAACGCTGGCGAGACACCATGGTGCAGGCGCTGGCGCACAGCCTACCCGGCGCGTTGGGTGCACTCTGCGAAGTGCTCGGCGTTCCGCAGGATAAAGCGAAGGATAAGGAAGGTAAGGCGCTGATCCAGCTGTTCTGCAAACCGCGTCCGAAAAACAGCAAACTACGCCGTGCTACGAGCAAAACGCACCCGGCCGAATGGCAACGCTTTGTTGCTTATGCCGGGCTGGATATCGAGGCGATGCGGGAAATATTCCGACGGCTGCCGAAGTGGAATTATCAGGGCGCTGAGCTGGCGCTCTGGCATCGAGACCAGCGAATCAACGACCGCGGCGTCTGCATGGATGTGCAGCTCGCGCGGGCGGCGATCGAAGCTGTAGAGCAGGAACAGAAACGCCTGGCAAAACGCACGCAGGTTATGACCGACGGCGAAGTGCAGGCGGCGACACAGCGCGATGCCATGCTCAAGCACATTGTGGAATCGTACGGCGTGGACCTGCCCGACATGCAGCGCAGCACGCTGGAGCGCCGGATTGCAGATCCTGATTTGCCGTCGGCGGTGAAAGAACTGCTGGCGATACGTCTGTAGGCCAGCACCACCAGTACCAGCAAATATAAATCGCTGATGAAGGGGATTAGCAGCGACGGACGGCTGCGCGGCACGTTGCAGTTCTGCGGCGCATCGCGAACCGGTCGCTGGGCCGGGCGCTTATTCCAGCCCCAGAACCTGCCCCGCCCGTCACTCGAGCAGGAGCAAATCGACGAAGGTATCGAGGCGCTCAAGGCCGGGTGTGCTGATCTGCTGTTCGACAACATCATGGAGTTGACCAGCTCAGCGCTGCGTGGCTGCATCATGGCGCCAGAAGGCAAAAAGCTGGTTGTTAGCGACCTGTCAAACATCGAAGGGCGAAAACTGGCGTGGCTTGCTGGTGAGCAGTGGAAACTGGATGCTTTCCGGGAGTACGACGAGGGCACCGGGCCGGACCTGTATAAACTGGCCTATGCCCGCGCCTTCAATATCTCGCCGGATAGTGTCGATAAATACCAGCGCCAGATCGGCAAGGTGATGGAGCTGGGCCTCGGCTTTGGTGGCGGCGTTGCAGCGTTCCTGACGTTTGCCCTCGTTTACGGCCTCGACCTTGACGAGCTGGCGAACGCCGCGCTACCGAATATCCCCCACGATGTCATTCGCGAGGCAAAGAGCTGGTACGACGAATCGGTTAAACGTAAATCAACCTACGGCCTGTCAGAGCGGGTATTCATTGCCTGCGACTCACTCAAGCGCCTGTGGCGCCGGGCGCATCCGATGACCTGCGATTTCTGGTACCAGCTCGAGCGCACAGTGCGTTCGGCAATCGCAGCACCTGGCAAGACGCTTTACTGCGAAAAGCTGAAGGTACGGCGCGACGGTGCCTGGCTGCGTATCCAGCTACCATCCGGGCGCGCGCTCTGCTACCCATCACCGGCGATCGAGAACGGGAATATCACCTATCAGGGCGTAAATTCCTACTCGCGCAAATGGCAGCGGCTCAAAACCTACGGCGGAAAACTGGTGGAAAACGTCACCCAGGCCGCCGCTCGCGATGTTCTGGCCGGCAATATGCCGCTGATCGAAAACGCCGGGTACAGCATTGTGCTGACCGTGCACGATGAAGTGATCTGCGAAGCACCAGATACCGACGATTTCAACGATAAAGCGCTCTCCGCGCTGCTCTCCACTAACCCCGAATGGGCGCCTGATATCCCGCTGAATGCTGGCGGCTTTGAGGCGTATCACTACCGTAAGGACTAATTTTGGGCTTGTAATTGCATGCTTATAAAAGCAAGGTAGATACGGCTATTTTGCTTACATCAAAAAGGACAAGGCATGTCTAAAAATCTTCACTTAATTTCGCTGCATGAAGGCGAGATTTGCCCTCATACAGGTATATGGACCGTAGGAGAGAATCCGCACTTTGTTTCGAAAGAAGTATTCGAAAATCAATTGTGTAAGGTAATACACGAGGGGGATTTAGCCCCAAAGGTACCTTTTAATTTCCCCTACTGGGTGTTTTATAAAGACGAGTAGTTTACTTCCCCATATCCAAACATCTCACAAAAAATGCCCCTAATCTGGGGCATTTTTTTTTAATAAAAGGTAACGACTATGGCATTCGAAAAACACGACAGCCCGCTGTACTTCCGTACTGCGCGCGAAGCGTTGCGACTTGAGCAGCAGGGAGAGTTCGGACGCGCTGCGAAGGTATGGGCCAAAGCAAACCGGGGATCTCGCAACCCGATAAACCAGCAGTGGAGCGATAACCGCGCTGACTTCTGCATCATGCAGAACATTCGCGAGAAGCGTAAAGAGGCAGAGGTATGAAGATTCTGGCCCGGTTAGTCCTGTGGGGTGTAGGTATCGCCCTTTTTATCATGCTGCTGGGATGGGCTGGAGAGTCAGACAGGAATGACTGTGAAGAGCGCATAGCCAAAGAACTAAGCACAACCGCGGTCTATATAAACGGCCACTGCATGGTCAAAGGCTACGGCCGTTTTGACGGGAGATAGCTCCATGGCCTACGAACGTGAAAGCATCATCGAAAAGTACCTCGTTGCCGAAGTGAAGAAGGCTGGCGGGCGTGCTTATAAGTTCCTGTCACCTGGCCGCCGGTCGGTACCCGATCGCATTGTTCTACTCCCCGGCGGCCGTCTCGTTTTTGTTGAATGTAAAGCACCCGGTGGACAGCCACGCGCCGACCAGCTGCGCGAGCACAAACGGCTGCGCGCGCTAGGCTTTACCGTGGTGGTGCTGGATAGCAAAGATCTTTCGCAAGTGCTATCTCTAGCGCCCTAATTGAGGGTTGCGAAAGTTGTCAGCAATTCGCATCGCATCAGCTCTCCCACCGGGCAGCATCCCCGCCTTCGTCAGGATGTATTTAGGGAACTTAGTGGGCAAATACTCATGACGGAACCAACGACGAAATTCTGGCAACGCTTCGTTGGGATAAGCGTTAATCATCTGAGGGTTCGAAGTGGATTGATTAAAGTCATCCGGATAATGATGCGCACATTGAACGCGGTCACCGAACTGACGTGATAGGCCGTTTGACGTCCAGTGACGCCCCCAGCATGAACCGACACTGATATCCGGCACGGTATACATATTCACCGCAAGACCAGCGGTAATCAGGTCAACCATCAAACCAGCAATTTCGTTAAAAATGATAAAGTGGCCGTCAGGTACCGAACCGGTACTTTGGATAATGGAAACTCGCTGATGATAGGGTCCCCAAGGATCTTCCGGCTGGTATCGCAGCGCGCCATAAATATAATCCCGAAGACCGACTCGGGCTAATTCACGATAATATTGCTGTGCGGTTGAATTTGATGCTGCTTGCGACTCAAAAGCATAAAACTCGAGCAAAGCCATACAAACAATATCTGGGAATGCGTAATGCACAGAACCCGCACGCATAACCGAGATAAATAGCACAGGGTCTGTATAACCGGCCTGCTGAAGATATGAACTAATAAACTCCATTCGCCCACGAGTAAAAACCCCGCTCTGGAAGCATTGAGCGTATTCATTCGCGATATCTGCAATGTTTGTGCGGTTAACGCCACAAATTCTCGCGAGTCCGTTCTGAGTAAGGTACGGAATACCGTTCTCTAAAACGCCCATTTCAATATCGTTGAAAACACCTTCCTGCCTAACCCCAAGATCTAATACAGCAGGGGATGTGGGCTGAGGCTGATTCTGTGTAGTCATCTATCTGATTTCCTTATTTTTATACCCTGAGGGCTACGCCTTAGGAATTATCTTAACCCCCTTGTTTATACTCCAACTTGCAATTTTTTGCGAGGTACTAGCTTTGAGTAAAGTATTCACCCCGCGCCCGTATCAAGACCTCATTATCAACCACGAAATCAACATTAACCGCTGCAACTTCTGGGCGGGAATGGGCATGGGTAAAACCGTGGCGACGCTCACCACGCTGGAAGATCTCTTCATGGCGGGAGCGGAGACAAAGCCCGCGCTGGTCCTCGCACCGCTGCGCGTGGCGGCCGGTACCTGGCCGGATGAGGCGGTTAAGTGGGGACATCTGCGCAATATCGAAGTGCAGCCGATTGTAGGTAATGCCAAAGCGCGCGCAGCGGCGCTGGCGAACAGCAACGCCAGTGTCTTCACTATCAATTATGACAATCTGGTCTGGCTGACAGAAGAGCTTGGCGGCCGTTGGCCGTTCGGTACCGTCATCCCCGATGAAAGCACCAGGCTGAAATCCTTCCGGTTGCGCGGGGGTGGTAAGCGCGCGGCAGCGCTGGGCAAAGTGGCGCATAAGCACGTACGGCGCTGGATGAATCTCACCGGCACGCCAGCGCCAAATGGCCTGGTGGATTTGTGGGGGCAAGCGTGGTTTGTGGATCAGGGCCAGAGACTGGGCCGCACGTACGGCGCTTTCACCTCTCGCTGGTTCAACTCAATACAGTTTCCGGGACAGAGCTGGACAAAGCTGGAGCCGTTCGGCCACTCGCAGGACGAGATCCAGCGCGCGCTGGCTGACGTCACTATCTCGCTGGATGCCGCCGACTGGTTCGATATCGAAGAGCCAATCCATAACGTTATTCGCGTGGATATGCCACCGAAAGCCCGCCAGCAGTATCGCGAGATGGAAAAAGAGATGTTCCTCGAGCTGAACGGCGAGGACATCGAAGCGCCGAACGCCGCAGCAAAGACCGTGAAGTGTCTGCAAATTGCCAGCGGCGCGGTGTACACCGACGATGCCGGAAGCTGGTCAGAACTGCACGACGCAAAGCTGCAGGCGCTGGACAGTATCCTCACCGAAGCAGCTGGCGCACCGGTACTCGTTGCCTACCACTGGAAACACGACCTTGAGCGCCTGCTTAAAGCGTTTCCACGCGGCCGCCATCTTGACCAGGATCCACAGACGCTACGCGACTGGAACGCCGGAAAGATACCAGTTTTGTTCGCGCATCCGGCCAGCGCAGGCCACGGCCTGAACATGCAGGACGGCGGCAACATACTGGTGTTTTTCTCGCACTGGTGGGATCTGGAGCAGTACCAACAAATTATCGAACGCATCGGACCAACCCGGCAGATACAGGCCGGGCACAACCGCCCGGTGTTCATCCATCACATTATCGCTGCCGACACTATGGATGAAATGGTGATGGAGCGGCGTAATTCAAAACGAACGGTGCAGGACATCCTGCTCGAGGCAATGAAGAAGAGGGGTATAGAATGACACCTGCAATATCTGATACCGACATGATCACTATCAAAGAGGTGGAGCGTTCTGTCGGTCATAAAAAATCATTTATTTACGACCGCATCAGTAAGGGCGAATTTCCAGCACCGAAAAAACTCGGCACCAGAACCTCGCGCTGGGTACGCGGCGAGGTTGAAGAGTGGAAAAAGCAGTTCCTTTAAATCAAACGCAATTGGTCAATATAATCCGCGTACCACTGCATCATTTCCCGACGCCCTTCCATATACAGGGCATGGTTGTAAACCCCGCGTATATTATTCTTGTCCACGTGAGCGATCTGGAGTTCAACCCAGTCAGAGTTGAACCCCTTATCGTTTAATATGGTGCTGAACGTATGCCGGAAGCCATGCCCTACTACCCTCCCTTTATACCCCAGCATATGTATCATCCTGTTTATTGTGTTCTCACTCATGACCTTTGACGGGTCATTCCTTCCGGGGAACATATTCACGTATCGACCTGTCAGACCGTGCAATTCTTTCATCAAAGCAACAAGCTGATCGGAAAGTGGCACCAAATGCGGGCGGTCCATCTTCATAAAGTCGGCGGGTATCTCCCATAGCCGATTATCGAAATCTACCCATTCCCATTTTGAATGCCGCAGTTCGTAAGTACGCAGCCCCGCCAGCATCATGATCTGCAAACCCAGCCGGGGAAGCGGACTCCCCTTGTAACTTTCAAGCACCGCCAGAAAATCGGGAAGCTCTTCCGCCGTCAGAAACGGGAAGGATTCCCCTTTATGGCCGGTCATTGCGCTGTTCAGTTCACTGACAGGGTTATACTTCGCGCGCCCAGTCGCAACAGCATAACTGAATACTTCGCCGCACCACCGACGCGTTTTTGCAGCTTTCTCGGTAGCCCCACGGTTCTCAATTTTACGTAGCGCCGTCAGCATCTGTACGGGTTCAATTTCAATAACTGGCAATTTACCAACCGCCGGGAAGATATCCTTATTGAACGCTTCGAGGATGTCGGAGGCATAGCCAGGCGACCAGCGCGGCTTCTTGAATTCATGCCATTCTGTGGCAATCTCTTTAAACGTGATCGTTTTCGCCGCCTCGGCTGCAATATGGCTTTTGACCTTCACCGGGTCGACGCCTGCCGCAACATTCCGCCGAGCCTCGTCGCGTTTTTCGCGAGCGGCGGCCAGCGAAACAGACGGGTACACGCCGAGCGCCAACATCTTTTCTTTACCGGCGAAGGTATAGCGATAGCGCCAGTATTTTGCCCCGCTGGTTTTTACCAGCAGAATAAGCCCGTTACCGTCCGGCAGCTTGTAGTCTTTCTCGGCAGGCTTCGCCGTTTCGACCTGTCGCGCATTTAATTTCATAGGTACCCGCCTCAAACTCAGATACCCGATTATGTACCCGTTTTGAGTTCGGATTGCAACGGTAATGACAGGACACTGACGGACAAATAAAACGCCACAGGCCGCGTAAAATGGGAGTTTTTGGAGATTGAGGGATTCGAGCGGAAGAAAAAATGGTGCCGATAATAGGAGTCGAACCTACGACCTTCGCATTACGAATGCGATGTTATTATATTTTCACCCCTTTAAAAACCTACTATTAAAACAAGCAATTCATTATAAAACATTGTGTTATGAAAAACACCTGTTGATAAAAATTGACACGCGTTGATGTTTATTCCCCCATTTTACTTACACTAGCCGTTACATTATGGTGATGTAACATTTCTCATCTGGAGCCCCAAAATGGCACTTCCAAGACAAAAACTCACCTTCGAGCGCATTCGAAAATTTGCTTTATCTGAAGGAAAAACCCAGGCATTTCTTTGGGATGCGGACGTAACTTCCCTGGCATGTAGGGCAACTCGCGGAACAAAAGCTTTTGTGTTCCAAAGCGTATATGCGGGAAAAACCCTTCGCATGACCATTGGCAACATTAACGATTGGAGAATTGATGATGCCAGGGCCGAAGCCAGGCGGCTGCAAACATTAATCGATACAGGGATAGATCCGCGTATAGCTAAGGCAGAAAAAATTGCTGAAGCGGAATCACAGCAGGCTGAATCTCGTAAAACGAAGGTAACCTTCACAAGCGCTTGGGAAGATTACCTTGAAGAATTGAGAGCCGGAATCAGCGCAAAAACTAAACGCCCATATTCTACTCGATACATTGCCGATCACATTAACTTGTCCAGCCGTGGAGGCGAAAGTAAAAAAAGAGGCCGGGGCCCAACCTCGGCTGGACCATTGGCTAGCTTACTCGACCTACCGTTATCGGAACTAACACCAGAGAACATTGCCGCATGGCTAAGTACAGAGAGACAAAATCGGCCTACCGTCACTGCTCATGCCTACCGTCTGTTGCGTGCATTTATCAAATGGGCTAATTACCAGAAAAAATATCAGGGAATAATCCATGGCGATATTGCACAAGATCATAACGTGAGAAAAGTGGTTCCAGTATCAGCGAGTAAAGCGGGAGATTGCTTACAAAAAGAACAGTTAAAAATCTGGTTCAGTGCCGTACGTAGCCTCAATAATCCCATTGCATCGGCCTATCTCCAGGTACTTTTGCTCACCGGTGCACGGCGTGAAGAAATTGCGTCACTTCGGTGGTCTGACGTAGATTTCAAATGGTCAAGCATGAGGATTAAAGACAAGATCGAAGGCGAACGTATCATCCCTCTCACTCCTTATGTTTCTGAGCTGTTAAGTGCGCTAGCGCAATTCCCAAATTATGACGTAAATAAGGAGGGTTGGGTTTTCAGAAGTAACAGTAAAAGTGGCAAAATTATTGAACCGCGTTCAGCACACAACAGAGCGTTAGCTCGAGCTGAGTTACCACATATCAGCCTTCACGGCTTACGCCGTAGTTTTGGCACTCTTGCTGAATGGGTTGAAGTGCCAACAGGTATTGTTGCTCAAATTATGGGACACAAACCAAGTGCACTGGCGGAAAAACACTACCGCCGTCGTCCGTTAGATCTGTTGCGCAAATGGCATGAAAAAATTGAGAGGTGGATCTTACAGCAAGCAAATATTGTAAAAAAATAACCGTTGATATGCGTTGATTTCATTTAATATCAATAGATTACAGAACAACATCCATCGTTGACATAAGTGTATTTTAAGGTTTAAATTCCATCGTCCACTTTTAAATCAGGAGATAAAGCATTATGTCTAATTCTTTGATGAGTTCTGCGCAAACCAGCTCAAAGGCTCGAATAGTACGGGTCGTGGGTAAGATCAAAGTTGTTCGTTCTAGTAAGCAGCGACAAACCTGTGCTGAGTCCATATTTCAGGAAAGACAGGTGAACATCAGGATTCGAGCTGCTCTTGGACACCTCAGTGAAAAAAACTCTTTATACAATAAAAACAATCGACATAAAACTTTGGGCGTTTTTTTTGCACGTATCATCTCGCACAAAAATCAGGCCGAAAACTCGCAAGGTAATGCGTCTAAATCAACTAAAAGTACCTCATCCGGCTCAAGCGAAGGTAGTGATCCTGACCCTGAAGCTTATTCAAGCTTGGCTTTTTTGTTTTCTTTTTGGTCCTTTCTTTCCCTTCTAATTTCATTACTTTTTGTATATGCCTGCATCTCAATCATTGAGGTGGTAGCATGAGCATATATGAGCAATCCAGAACATCTCTATCTGAACTTGTTTCCACAAGTGAGTTAGCACATCTATTAAACCTTAAAGCCCAAACAATTCGAAAATGGCTTTGCCAAGACAAGCTGCCTAATGGTTTACCACGCCCAAAGAAAATTAACAGCCGACATTATTGGTTACGCAAAGACATTGATAGGTTCCTATTAACCTTCTCAGTATATTGTAATTAACAGCAGCATCAAAATCATAACTCCCCAGCTATTCTAAAGAATAGCTGGGTTAATTAACAGAAACAATCCGTCGATAAAAGATACTAAATCACACCGTTTATCACATTTTACATTAACGAAAGTCAAGGATACATATGAAAAAACGCATCACTTTCAGCGCAAACAAAAAATCAACTATTGATGCAATTGACGACTATAGCAATGCAAAAGGATATTCTAGGTCAGAGGTGATATCATTTTTGTTAAACGCCACAGCCCCAGCATTGAATAAAATAACATCGCAATATCATATAGCTCAAACTTTGGAGTCAACATTAGGCTGTATTTTTGAAGAGAAGGCCCCCTCAATCGCACGGGGTGAGCCAAAATTAACTTACGAAGAGTTTTTTTATTCCGTCTGGAACACTCACATTCGACACCGGAACGAGGTTGTCGATCAAGATTTTTATGCGCACAAAATACCTCATGATAAGATGGGTAAGAGCGAAAAAAAATTAATTCATGAAAAGCTCTCATACATTATAAAAAGTTTCAATGTAAAAAAAGCAATTTTTATTTACACAGATCGGCGCGTGAACCACAAACATCTCATTGCAGGAGGGTTATCTAATATCATACTGATAAAGGAAACAGTCTACGATGGTTGTTTTTTTGATTTGAGCAGCATTGTGATTATGCCAATCTTTGAACTTATTACATTTGGAGTTGAAGCAGTATTGAAAAGAAATAAAACTCCCCCTAAACAATCATGCTATTGCTGGATACCAATTTATTACACAAATGATCTAGCGGTAATGGTCCCTGTGATTGCCGAAGGCGATACACCTCAAAAGGCGATGAAAGGAGGAGATGCCATCATTATTAACCCCTTTAACGGTGAAGTAAGCCATACTTTCTGA